TAGGCGGTACACGTAAAGGTGTCCGTGATGATATTCCTGCTAATGTAAGTGAAGGAGAGTTTATCTTTCCAGAGGATGTTACCCGTTATATTGGTTTAGATAAACTTATGAAACTTCGTCAAGAAGCAAAGATGGGCTTAAAGCGTATGGAAGCTATGGGCCAAATGGGTAATTCCGATGAAGCTACTATGGAAGACGACTTACCATTTGGTATGGCTGATCTTATTATTGTAGGTGGTATGCCAGAAGGTGAAGAAGAGTTGGACATGGCTGAAGGTGGTTTGACTACTACCAGTACAGGTTCTAGGAGAACTGTTGCTCAACCTACTGTACAGGAACCTACTACGCCTGTAACAACACAGCCTACTGTAACACGAAGACTTACACCAGAGCCTATTGTACCAGAAGCTATATCTATTGATTTTAAAAATCTTATGGGTGAAGCCGCTATTGAGTATAAAGAATATCGTAATGCTGCAGGTGAAAGCATGATGATTTCCTTTATTGGTGGTGAGCCTGTTTATCCAATTCCAGATGGATACACTTTGTACACAGGTGAGGGTGCAGTAGGTAGCGGTACAGTAGGTACTACAGCTGATAGCATTGCTTACGCAACTAATACCGCTACAGCTGAGTATAGACAAAGTGGTGGTGACAATGACACGCCTCCTCCTATGCCTACAGCGGAAGCTATTAATTGGGGTAGTTTATCTACTGAGGAACTTATTGCTGAGTCATCTAAACTTACTGGAATGAGCGCCACTATTGCAAAAGGTGCTATGGTTTTCTTGGGTCCGTTTGGTGCAATTGGTTATGCCATGATGCGGCATCAAGATAAAAAAGTAGCACAAGAAATTGCTGATCGTATTACTAAAGGTGGTTTAACAGCTTCTCAATTAGCTACACTAAAAGAAACTCAAGAAAAATTAACACCAAAAGGTTTTACTCTTATCGGTAAAGTTATTGAAACTGTAGGTAAAGCTCTTGGCTTTGGCGAAGATGAAGTAGAAACAACTAAGAAAAGTGCAGGTGTATCAGAAGTTGCTGCAAATAGAGCGCCAGATGATGCAACAAGTACGGCGGAAGTAGCCGCTACTATTACTCAAGAAATAGTTAATGCTAATCAAGCAGCATTAGAGGAAGCTGCGCTTAGTGCCCTAACTATGCAACAACCAACTGATCCTTTACCAACTGATCCTTTAGAGCCTTTTGGTAGTGCTGGTCCTGACATTCCTTCTATGCCTATTGAAGATGTTATTGCAAGTGAAGCTGTTGCACCATATGATTATACAGACCCTCGTAATTTAGGTGGTGCAGAAGGATATGGTCAAACAGGACTTTCTCGTGCTGATCAAATTTTTGATGCGGGTCAAAAACTAATTAATAATAACGACGTAATTTATAAGTCACTTAGATTCGACCCTAGAAAACAAGGGGAAGCTACGGGATACAATCGTCAGCTTGATCCTTCTATAAGTCCTAAAGCTTTTTATAATCAAGATATAGATATGGGCGCTGCAGGTTATGGACCCCAGCCAGTGCAGCAACAAACTGCTAGTGCTTTTGGTTTGCCTAGAGAAGATTTTAGTGTAAGTGTACCAGAAACAAAATTTACTGCACCTGCGGCTCCAGCATATGAACCTCTACGAGACTACCAAGCCCCTTCACAAAAAAATATTTTTTCAGAAAAAAATGCTGGAACTTTTTTTAATAGGGCTGGAACTAAGGCTAAATCTTTATTGACTGGTACTCCTGTGTCTGCTTTGCAAGCTGAAAATTTAGGTTATTCAACGGAACAACCTGTTCGTAAAACTTCTGTAAATAGACCTCCTGCAGTTGGTAGCGGTGGTATTTTTAATGCCGCTAAATCTCCAGATGATATTAGGTATACTGTTGCTCCAAGTACCACTCCTAAAAGAACTAGCACATTACAGATACCAGAACATATAACACAACAAATTGCTCAACAACAGGCACGGCAAATTGCTCAACAACAGGCACAAGCTGGACCAGATGTTCCCGGCGGAGTATTACCGGCTAATGTTCAACAGCAAACAAACCAACTTTTTAGTGGAAGTACTTATGATGAAGTACCGACAATGGCTGCTAAAGAAAATTATACGAGTAGGTTAGACACTAAAGGACTTACACCAACGACTACATCAGCGCTTACACCAACGTCTGTTAGAAAAAATTATACGAGTAGGTTAGACACTAAAGGACTTACACCAACACCTATACAACCAGTTGTTGATACTGCTATGGATGCCAGAGAGCAGTACTTAGGTAAACCTCGACAAGATTCATTTAAAGATGCTTTTAATCGTAATCGTCTTGCAGGTAAAGAAACATTTACTTTTAGAGGTAAAGAATACACAACCCAAACTGCTGAAGAAGCTGCACCTAAAAAAAGTAACACACTGTATGAAACTTTGGCAAATGTTCTTACGCCCGGTGACGGTAAAGAATATGTAAATAGTGAGTTAGTTACTACTAAGAAAAGTAAATCTACTTCTAAAACAAAAGCAAAAGCTCCTAGCGCAAAAGTTAAAGACCAAGTAGCTACTAGCTCTGGTAGAAAAGTTACTGTAGTAACTAAACCATCTAGCAAAAAAACTGAGGGTGCGGTTAGTTCAGGTGGTCAGTACGCAGGTGATGGTTTTGAGTGGGTAGCAAAAAAGAATGCAGATGGAACTCCAGCACTTAATCAAAATGGTGGTAAGCAACTTACTCGTACTTACACGGGCGTCAATAAAAACGCTACTGGTAGTAACGACACATCTAGCGCATCTTCTAGCAGTGATAAATCTATTGTTTGTACAGAAATGTATCGCCAGACACAGCTTGCAGATTGGAAACAAGCTATGAAAATTTGGCATGTGTATCAAGAAAAGCACTTGACAATGTATCACCAAATAGGTTACCATTGGTTATTCCAACCATACGTTAAAGGTATGAAGAATAGTTCTATCTTAACTAAGCTAGGTTCTAAACTAGCAAAACATAGAACACAACACCTACGTCATGTACTTACTAAAGGTAAGGCTAAAGATGATCTTTTGGGTAATGTATGGTGCAAATTTATACATCCTTTAGTTTACGTAGCTGGTGTTATTAAAGAAAAGGTAGATAAATAAATGGCAGAAAAAACATACGCACAATACTTGGGTGAAGTTTCTAATAGGTTTAACGCTTTAGAAGAAGAACAAAAAGATGTTATTCGATCTTTAGAAGGTACTACTGAAGGTGCTGTATTGAGTCAAGTACTAGGACAGGACTTGGCATCTATGGATATGTATAATGAAGAAATAGTTGTAGATGAACCTGCACCTAGACGTGGTTTAGCGGCACGTATTTAATTCGCTAATTTGACTGGCTACTCATCCCCCTTCTAACACAGGCTACGGTGGCCCCAGTATGAAAGAACTGAAAAATGAATGACACTACTATTATGGCAGGTGAAATGGAATCACCTAAGACTGTTGCTTTTGCAAGTCGAAAGTATTCTAATGACGATAAACGTAAGTACGAAGAAGAAGAACTAGAGCGTCTTATTGCAGAACAAAACGGTGAAACTGCAGAGGTTAAAGAAAAAGAACAAGATCAAGAACCTGTAGATGCAGAAGACCGTAGCTTTAAAAAACGGTATGGTGATCTTCGTCGCCACATGCAAGAAAAAGAAAAAACGTGGGACGAAAAGTTTAAACAACTTGAGCGCCAACTAGAACAATCTACTAAACAAGAAATTAAACTACCCAAGTCCGATGATGACATTGAAGCATGGGCTACACAGTATCCAGACGTAGCTGCTATTGTAGAGACTATCGCAATCAAAAAGGCACGTGAACAAGCTGAAGGTTTAGAAAGCCGTGTCAAAGAGATTGACGAAATGAAAGCTGAAGCTAATCGTAAAAAAGCAGAGGTTGAATTACTACAGGCACATCCTGACTTTGATGAAATTAGAGACAGCGACCAGTTCCATGAATGGGTAGAAGAACAGCCTAAATGGGTACAAGATGCCTTGTACGAAAATGATAGTGACTCACGTTCAGCGGCACGTGCAATTGACTTGTACAAAGCTGACATGGGTATTAAGGCTAAAAAGCCATCTAGTAATCGTGACGCCGCTCGTTCTGTAAATAGTCGTAGTGGTAACAATGCACCAGAGACCGAAAGTAAAGTTGGTGTATTTTCTGAGTCACAAGTAAGTAAAATGTCTGCACAAGAGTACGAAAAAGTTTCAGAAGAGATTATGGAATCTATTCGTACTGGTAAATTTGTGTACGATATGTCGGGAAATGCCCGATAAAGCTATTGACATATAAGTTATATGTGATATAACTATATGTACAATGTAATAGTGTGGCCCCGCTAGGCATTAACTACGGTCACCCACACTATTAACAACCTACGCAAACAATAATAACATGTATCGAACAACCTAATGTCTCATGGCCCGTTTAATAGAAGGTCGGCCAACTTTCTAAAGAACGCACCCTAGTAGCACATAGCCTTCGCATAAGTAATTACTAGTTTGCATCTGTACTCTAAATGCTAAAGGAGAATTATTATGGCATTCGGAAAAGCTTCTGGTTATACCAACCTGAACTCAGGCAACTTCTCGCCTGTTATTTACAGCAAACAGGTGCAACTTGCATTCCGCAAGGCATCTATTGTTGACGCAATCACTAACAACGATTATTTTGGCGAGATCGCCAACATGGGAGACACTGTGAAGATTATTAAGGAGCCTGAAATTTCAGTCTCTGCATATCTTCGTGGTACAACTATCACCCAGCAAGATTTGACAGATAACGATTTCTCGTTAGTTGTTGATAAAGCTAACTATTTTGCTTTTAAAGTAGATGACATCGAAGAAGCACATTCTCATGTCAACTTCCAAACACTTGCATCTGATCGTGCAGCGTTCCGTTTGGCTGACCAACATGACCAAGAAGTTCTTGGCTACTTGGCTGGTTTCAAACAATCCGCTTTGCATGGCAATGCAGATACAGTAAACGACCAAGTTAATGGTACTAAAGCTGACACAGCTGCCGGTACTGACGAACTGCTTGCAGCTAATAAGCTTTCTCGCCCTGACTTTGGTAACATTACTACTGCAGGTGTAGCTGGGGATTCTATTCCTCTTGCTGCTCGTTTGCCCGGTGCAACTGCACTTCCAACTGCTTATGTCTCACCTGCAATGCTTGTTGCACGTATGGCACGTTTGTTGGATGCGCAAAACGTACCGACACAAGGACGGTGGATTGTTGTCGATCCCGTTATGATGGAAATCCTTCGTGACGAAGACAGCCGCCTATTGAATGCAGACTACGGTGGAGCAGGTCTTCAGAATGGTTTGGTCTTGAATAACTTCCACGGTTTCCGTGTACACCTTTCAAACAACTTGCCATCTGTAGGTACTGGTGCATCTACTACAGGTACTGCAGCACAGTCTACTAACTACGGTGTTATCGTAGCTGGTCACGACTCTTCCGTTGCAACTGCCGAGCAGATCAACAAGACTGAGACTTACCGTGATCCAGACAGCTTTGCTGACATCGTTCGTGGTATGCATCTGTATGGTCGCAAAATCTTGCGCCCAGAAGGTCTTGTCACAGCTAAGTACAACTTGGCCTAAAACGATTGGTAGGGGCTGGCTAAGTGCTGGCCCCTTACCTGTATTTATAGATTGGCAAACACACAATGGCTACATACATTACTCTTGTAAATGAACTGCTTCGTAGATTAAACGAAGTAACTATCAATGCCGCTGACTTTGATAGTGTTCGTAACATACAGTCTATAGCCAAGGATGCCGTTAACTCATCTGTACGTGAGATATTGCAAGAGGCACAAGAGTGGCCTTTTACACTAGTTACGTATAACCAGCAACTAACGGCTGGTGTAGGTGTTTATGATTTTCCAAGTGATTATTCTAAAGCCGACTGGGAAACTTTTTATTTAAAACCTTTAGAGGGTAGTGATCCTACCGTACTTCCTGCCATTACCTATGAAATATATTTACGTGCGTATCGTGCAACGGATGACACTAGTGGTGCAGCTGGTTATGGTATTCCTACACACACGTATAAAACACAAGAAGAAAAGTTTGGAGTAACGCCAGTACCTGATAAAGCTTATACAGTAGAGTATCGTTATTGGAAGTACCCAGAAGACTTAACTCTTGCCGATGATGTTTGTGTTATTCCTACTAGATTTAAACATGTAATTATTGATGGTGCTATGATGTATATGATGCGTTTCCGTTCTAACGAACAGTCTGCAGCTTTACACCAACAGAAGTTTAACACTGGTATTAAGTCTATGCGGCGTCTTATTGTAGACAGCCCAAGTTCACAACTATACTCTACTGCAATTACGCAAAGCATTGGCTTTGGTGGTTCTATTAAAAGTACATTCTAAATGGATAATCTTAGAACAAACCTCACTGTTTGCGCTGGTGGTTTGGTCACTAATGTAGACCCTATCACGCAAGCGTCTGCTTTAAGTGGCAGTGCTATTCGTATGATTAACTACGAACCTGCGCTTTCTGGTGGGTACAGACGTATTAGTGGGTTTCAAAATGACTATGGTATTGTTCCGGGTAATGGCGCTGTACTGGGCGTTAATGTAAACGGAAATATTAATGACGGTATTTTTGCTTGCAGGAGACCTAACTCTGGTTATAATTATTTACACAAGTGGAATAATGGAACGTCTAGCTGGGATGCTGTAGTTTCCTCTGGTACACCTAGCATGGTAAGCGTTAGTCGTGTACGGTTTGCTAACTATAACTGGTCTGGCGAAGTTATGCTTCTCACAGATGGTCAGAACCCCGCTGCTACTTACGATGGTACTACTTACACTCAGCTTACTCATGCAAATGCTCCTACTGATCCTAAGTTTTCAGAAGAGTTTGCTTCTCACATATTCTTAGCTGGTAATTCTAGCGAACCCTATAACCTATACTTTAGTGCTCCTTTAAATGCTGTAGACTTTAGCCCTGCAAATGGGGCGGGTGTTATTAACGTAGGCTATACTATTACAGCAATTAAAAAGTTCCGTAATGAGTTGTTTGTTTTTGGTGCTAACACTATTAAAAAAGTAGTAGGTAATAACTTAGCTAATTTTCAGTTACAAGGTGTTACATCTAACTTGGGCTGCGTTGCTCCCGATACTGTTGTAGAGTTTGGTGGTGATCTACTGTTCTTAGGACCAGACGGTATTCGTCCTATTTCTGGTACTGACAGAATTGGTGACGTTGAACTTGCTCCTGTCTCTAAAGAAATCCAAGACATTTTTGATAACTACTACTTGTCTGAACAAGTGTCTGATGTTAGTATTGCTGTAATACAACGTAAGTCTCAGTTCCGATTCTTCTTTAAAAACGATGCTTCTCTATCCCTTATAGGCGCTATTCGTAAAAGTGAAAATAGACAAAAACTTTTTGAATATAGTCAACTTATCGGTATTGAGGCTAACTGCGTATCTAGCGGTTTCATTGGACAATACGAGTTTGTAATCCACGGAGACGGTTCAGGTAAAGTACACAGACAGGAACGTGGTATTTCCTTTAATGGTCAAGACATATTTAGTCTATATCAAACACCCTACTACTATATGGAAGACCCAGAGGTACGTAAAAACATTTACGACATTCACACCTACCTAAAGTCAGAAGGTAACACAGAAGTGTTTGTAGGTGTGTACTACGACTATGATGATGCTAATACAAGTAACCCTTCTACTTATGACTTTTCTACAGAGGGTGCTGCAGCATTATACGGTACAGCAATATATGGCGCTGGTGACATCTATGATGGTAACCCTTCACCTAAGAAACAAACTAATGTGTCTGGTTCTGGTAAATCTGTTTCTATTAGTTATGTTACAAACAATCAAAATGCAAGCCATACCATTCAAGCTATTACCATTACGTATGGCATAGCAGACAGGAGATAAACCGTGGCAGGTTACACAAGACAATCTACAGCAGACATCATCCCTACAGCAACGGTACGTGCTGCTCCTATTAACGCTGAGTACAACGCTCTACGTGATGCATTTGCTGCGTCTGGTGGACACAAGCATGACGGTACAACAGGTGAGGGTGAATATGTACCTCTGATTGCTGACCTAGATGCTAATAATAAAGTACAGGTAAATACAGGCGCAAACACTGTAGACTTCTACGTTGAAGTAGCAGGTGTACCTGTAGAACAGATTAGTATTCGTGATGGTGTTATCCGCCCTATCACAGACAACGACATTGACCTTGGTGCTACAGGTGCTGAGTTTAAAGATTTGTACATTGACGGTATTGGTTACATTGATACCCTAGCTGTGCATGAGAATGCTACAATAGCTGGTACTCTTAACGTAACTGGTGTTATTACTGCACCCGCTGGTGTCGTAGCTAACCTAACAGGTAACGTGACAGGTAACCTTACGGGTGATAGCTCTGGTGCTCACACAGGTTCGGTTACAGGTACTGGTGATAATGTTGTAATTGGTAACACTACACCTGCAGCAGGTACATTCACTACACTTACAGCCAACACAAGTCTTACTGCAGCTACTGCTGACATTAACGGTGGTAGCATTGATGGTGCTACTGTAGGTGCCGCTACCCCTTCTACTGGTGCATTTACTACACTGTCTGCTTCTGGAGCCACTACACTTGCTACTGCAGATATTAATGGAGGTACTATTGATGCCGCTGTTATTGGTGCTACTACTCCTGCCGCTGCAAGCGTAACAAGCTTAAGTGCTACAGGCAATGCCACACTGGCTACTGTAGACATTAACGGTGGTACTATTGATGGAACAACCATTGGTGCAAGTACTGCATCTACGGGTGCCTTTACTACCCTTTCAGCCACAGGCGGTATCACTGGTGATCTAACAGGCGATGTCACAGGTAATGTTACAGGCTCCGTAACTGGTGGTATTACAGGTAATGTGATAGGTGATCTTACGGGTAATGTAACTGCATCTAGTGGTTCTTCAACCTTTAATAACGTGACCATTGATGGTACACTGAATATGAATGCTGGTACTACAGCAACTATTCAGAACCTTACTGCACCTACTAATGACCTAGATGCCGCTACTAAGAAGTATGTAGATGATGAAGTTGCAGGTCTCGTAGACTCAGCACCCGGCACACTTGACACACTTAACGAACTTGCTGCAGCCCTTGGTGATGATGCAGACTTTGCAAACACCATAACAACTAGCATTGCTACTAAGCTACCTTTAGCTGGTGGTACAATGACTGGTGCTATTGCTATGGGTACATCTAAGATTACTGGTCTAGGTGATCCTACTGGCGCTCAAGATGCCGCAACAAAAACATACGTAGACACACAAGACGCCTTGCAAGTATCCAAAACTGGTGATACAATGTCGGGTAACTTGGCAATGGGTTCTAACAAAGTTACTGGCCTTGCTGCTCCTACAGATGCTAATGATGCTGTCACTAAAACATATGTAGATACAATTACAGGTAGCCAGACTTCTGCCGCTGCTAGTGCTGCCGCTGCCGCTGTATCGGAAAGCAACGCAGCTACCAGTGAGACTAATGCTGGTAACTCTGCTACAGCCGCTGCATCAAGTGCTACTAGTGCTGCAACATCCTATGATGACTTTGATGACCGTTACCTCGGTGCTAAAGGTGCAGCACCTACGCTAGACAATGACGGTGATGCACTCCTTACTGGTGCATTATACTTTGACACAACCACTGACACTATGAAGGTGTATACAGGATCGGGTTGGGTAAGTGCTGGTTCATCCGTAAATGGTACTGCAGAACGTCAGAACTATACAGCTACTGCAGGTCAGACTGTCTTTGCTGCTACATACGATGCTGGCTATATAGATGTTTGGCTCAATGGTGTTAAACTTGTAGAAGGTGCAAGCGAAGACTTTACAGCTACTACAGGTACTAACATTACCTTAACTACGGGTGCTACTGCAGGGGATGACGTAAGTATCATTGCATACGGTACATTCGTACTTGCTGACCACTACACTAAAGTACAGTCAGATGCACGTTACTACCAACAGTCGCAGGTATACACACAAACAGAGACTGACGCAGGGTTTGTAGATCAGACATCTGCCACAGGATCAGCTAACATTCCTGTAGGTACTACAGCCCAACGTGATGTAAGTCCTGCTACAGGTCAGCTTCGCTTCAACTCTACTGACGCATCCTTTGAGGGTTATAACGGTACTGAGTGGGGTAGCATTGGTGGTGGTGCTGCAGATGGTATCTTTTATGAGAACGAACAATCGGTATCTTCAAGCTACACTATTCTAGCTACAAAGAACGCAATGACTGCAGGGCCAATCACTATCAACAGTGGGGTCACAGTTACAATTGAGACAGGCGCAAGGTGGGTGGTTTTATAAATGGCTATTGTATTAAACGGAACTACAGGTATTACAACACCTGACATTGACAGCACGGCTGCACCAGACTTGGATGCTACTAACTTTATTAACTTACCTGCTAATACTTTGGCGTCAGCTAGTGATGTAACCGTATCAGCATCCAACCCTACTTCTAGTAGCAATCCTTCATCAGGTGTTGGTCATTTGTGGATTAACTCTACAACGGGTGCACAATACGTTTTAACAGATGCTACTTCTAATTTTAATATCTGGATTAACGCAGGTGACGGTACTGGTACGATTGGCTCTGCGGCTGACACTGGTGCATTTATTACAGCTACAGGCGGAACGGTTACTACTGACGGGGATTATAAGGTACATACCTTTACTAGCTCTGGTACGTTACAAATCACAAATACCTCTGGTACACTTCTACAGGGAACGTATCTTTTAGTTGGAGGAGGTGCAGCAGGAGGATTAACTACCGCTTCGGACTACATGTCTGGTGGTGGCGGCGGCGCTGGTGGGTGTCTCTATGGTTCTTTTAGGCCAGTTGCAGACACTGGGTATAGTGTAATAATTGGCGCTGGTGGTAGTGTAGGTTCATACCCCAATCCTAATAATGGTAGTCGAAGTTTTGCTCTTGACGGCCTAGCTCTTGGCGGTGGACATGGCGCATCAGGGAATACTAGCGGTACTGACGCAGATAGCGGCGGTTCTGGAGGAGGAGGCGCAGCGGCAGGTGAGGCAGAAGGTGAGTCTAGAGCCTTAGCCTACGGCACTACAGGTCAAGGTAATCGTGGTGGTTCGGGTAACTGGACAGCTTATGCCGAAACAGCCGGAGGCGGCGGCGGTGGCGCTCTCGGCGTAGGTCAAGACGGAACAGGAAGCACAGGCGGTGACGGGGGTGCGGGACTCGTGAGCAGCATAAGTGGATCATCTGTAACCTATGCAAGAGGTGGAGGCGGAGGTGGCTCTGTAACATCTGGCGCACCATCAAATACAGCCGGAGCAGCGAATACAGGAAATGGTGGATCAGGTTCATATGGCAACCGCCAAACAAACTTTGCTGGTGGCTCTGGTGTGTTCATATTCCGTTACAAGTTCCAGTAGGAGAATATAAAATGTCGCATTATGCAAAAGTAAATAACGGTATTGTTGAGCAGGTAATTGTAGCAGAAGCAGATTTCTTTGATACATTTGTAGATAGTTCTCCCGGTGAGTGGATACAGACCAGCTACAATACACACGGAGGAGTACACTCTGGTGGAGGTACACCGCTTCGTAAAAACTATGCTGGTATCGGTTATACCTATGACGCCACACGAGATGCCTTCTACGCACCACAGCCATACGCAAGTTGGGTGCTTAATGATGATAGCTGCATCTGGGAAGCTCCAACAGCAATGCCAGACGATGACAACACATACCGCTGGGATGAAGAAACTACAGCGTGGGTAGAGGTAACAGAATGAGCAAGATAACCCTAACACCAAACGATCAAGGTACAGGCACGTTTACCATTGCTTCACCTAACAGCAATACTAATCGCACCCTAACATTACCAGATGCCGCTGGTGAATTGCTTACATCTACTAGCTCTCTGAGTGCATCTAATATTAGTGGTACGTTTTCTAGTATTAGTGCAGAGGAGGTATACGAGAAAGTTACTACTAATACTACTACTACTGGTACAATTACTTTTGACACTACTGCCCAAGCTGTAGAGTATTTCACGGTGGCTCAAACAGCTAACCGCACAATTAACTTTAGTAATGTAAATGCTAACCTTGCCATAGGTCAAAGCCTAAGCGTAGCCGTTATTATGACACAAGGCTCTACTGCGTACTACCTAAACGCCTATCAAGTAGATGGTGTTTCAGTCACACCTAAGTGGCAAGGCGGTACTGCCCCTACAGGTGGTAATGCATCTAGCATTGATAGTTATAACTTCACAATTATTAAAACTGCGGATGCTACTTTCACAGTTCTAGCAAGCCAAACACAGTTTGCATAAGGGATAAGTATGCCATTACTTTCAACATTCGGTGCTGCATCTGCTAGAGGGTTTGGTAATCTTAGCGGGATAGAAATACCTGTTGATGATCTGTTTAACACAGTATCGTTTCTGTCACACTTCGATGGCACTAACAACGGCGTCAACAACGTGTTCGATGATAGCTCCACCAGCAACCACACGATCACAGCCAATGGGGATGTAACCCAAGGTAGCTTCGGCCCGTTTGCTCGTCCTGATGGTGAGTGGTCTATAGCGTTTAATAATTCAAACAATTCGGTTCCATACTTTGCAATGGGCGCTAATGGGTCGTTTGATGGCGATTTTACTATTGAGGCGTTTTTTAATGCAAGCAGCTTTACTGCTACTAACTCTAGAAGTCCTACTGTTATTGCAATAAACGACCCTCGACTTCAGGTTTATATAGACTCTAGTAGTAAATTTATTGCTCTTAGCCAAAGCACAGACCAAGCAAGCCAAATAGTAAAAAGTGCTGATAACTCTATTTCACTTAACACATGGCATCATGTCGCTGTTGTAAGAAGTGGCAGCGGTTCTAATAATGTTTCACTATATTTAGATGGAACAAGGGTAGCTCAAGCAACGAACACTGCCACGCTGGGCGGAACTAGCGGCAACAGTTGGATTGCTTCCTCGACTTCGGCTGCTGGGCAGTTTGGTGGGCATATCTCAAATGTAAGAATACTTAAAGGGACTGCTCAATATTCTGGTAGCTCTATAACTGTGCCTACGTCTGGTCTTACAAACGTCACTAATTGTGTGTTGCTAACAGGGCAGAGCAATAGGTTTGTTGACAACGGAGCAAACTCTTTAGCTATAAATTTCTCTGGCGTCACCCCAGCCGTATCAGCCTTCGGCCCTTTCCTGACCTCTGAGGTTTATGATCCAGCGGTGAATGGTGCGAGTGCTTATTTTGATGGGACAGGAGATTGGTTGACTGTTCCAACATCTTCAGATTTTAATTTTGGAACTGGCGACTTTACTATTTCAGCATGGTTTTACTCAGAAACCGATAAATCTATTGGTGTCTTGGGAGACATGAACACTAGTGGAACCACGGATAGCTATCAACTATGGTGGAATAACTCTGTAAGTCAAATTAGGTTAGGCACTAATAACCTTAGTAACATGGTGGGTTGGTCTGTTACATTAAACTTAAACAGTTGGAATAATGTTGTTGTCACCCGTGCCAGTGGTGTAATTAAATTCTTCTTTAATGGTGTTGAGGTGAGCAGCCGTGCAGTGGACTCTGGGGATTTGGATGGTGCAACCTTTAATGCTCCAACTCCTGTTTATATTGGGGCTTTGAATAATGGCGACTTTGTTTTAGATGGGTATCTAACAGATGTTAGGGTTATAAAAGGAACAGCAGTCGAGCCTTCAGGTGTCCCAACAGCCCCACTCACCGCAGTAACAAACACCAAGCTATTGCTTAACATGGCAGACGGACAGGCGATTGACAGCGCAGCACAAAACAATCTGACGTTGTTTGGCAATGCTAAGATAAGCAATTCGCAGAGTAAGTTTGGTGGTACGTCTTTGTACTTGGATGGCACAGGTGATTATGCAACTTTGCCCCCTAATTCATTAGATTTAGGCGCAGGTAATTTTACTGTTGAAAGCTGGGTCTACACCACAGTGACAGGTCAGCGATGTGTCGTAGGGGCTGTAAGAAACTCCGATGGTTCCGGGGCGTACATGATGAATATTAACTACAACAGTGCGCAAGTTAGGTTTTTCTGTAGATACAATGGTGGTACAGTATTAAATTATACTGTCGGCTCTGGAGACTTTCCAACAAATGCTTGGACGCACTTGGCGGTAACAAGGGACGGAGCTAATCTTCGTGTCTTTATTAATGGCACTCAGGTAGGAACAACCAACACAACTTTAGGTTCCTTCGCCATCGACAATGCTTCGCTTAACGACAACATTTATTACATTGGCAGAACAACGGATGGTGCAAGTGAATTTACAGGTTTTCTTGATGACCTTCGTGTAAGCAAAACCGCCCGTTACACCTCCAACTTCACACCGCCAACCGAACCATTCGTAGACAAAGGACAATAGACATGAGTACCATTAAGGTAGATACAATAACAGATGAGGCTGGTACTGGTGCTCCTACGTTCTCACAGGGCGCAGCGGTAACAGGTAACCTTAGTGCTACAGGCACAATCGCAGGTGGTGCATTCTCAGGTAGTGGCGCTGGGCTGACAGGCGTACCTAGTTCTGCGGTTACTGGGTTAACACCTACGTTTAACCCTGTAGCTGTAACGGGTAATACTCCTACTTTGAATGTAGGGAGTTATAACTTCTTTGATAATGGTGTATTGACATCCGATACTACTATTAGTTTTTCTAATGTACCTACAAATGCACGGTGGAGCTATTCAGCGGTAGCAAGTGTTGCAACTGGTGCTGGCGATCTTTCTACGGCAACTTTTATAAGAACTAGAAGCGTATCTTCTGAAGAAACATCTCCAAGGAGTTTGTTTTTTAAACCTGATGGTAGAAAGATGTATATAATCGGCATCACTGATGACGAAGTTGTTGAATACAATCTATCCACAGCTTGGGATGTTTCTACGGCTACTTATTTACAGGCTTATTCTGTAGCTGCTAAAGAACTAAGCCCAAGAAGTTTATTCTTTAGTGCTGATGGTACTAGAATGTATACTATGGGAGCCACAGACAATGCGGTCGACCAATACTCTCTTAGTACCGCTTGGGATGTTACCAGTGCATCTTGGGTACGGGAATTTAGTACCTCTTCTCAAGATACTAGTTCTCGTGGAGTATATTTTAAAACCGATGGTACTAAGATGTTTATCTGTGGTACCGCAGATAGTGCTGTAGTTGAATACGCATTAAGCACTGCTTGGGATATATCAACGGCATCTTATACACAAGAGTTTTCTGTTTTGGCTCAAGATAGTTCGGTTCATGATTTGCATTTTAATTCTGATGGAACTACTTTATACATAGTTGGCCCTACGACTAATCGTGCATACCAGTATACTTTAACTACAGCTTGGGATGTATCTACCGCCTCTTATGCAAATAAATCTGTTGATGTAAGCGTATATGCAGGTAACGTACAAGGGATGTACATTTCTCCTGAAGGTGGATATTTCTACTTTACAGGAAATAATGATCGTCAAGTTACTCAATATTCTTTAGGTACACCTACTGTAATAAACTTTCCTTCCTCAGTAGAAAACCCAGCTGGTGCAGGTTTACTTGTAAACAAAAGAGTAACCTACGAGTTCTTCACTATGGATAGCGGAACTACAGTAAAAGTAATTGGTGAGGAGATGGTATAATGGCACGATCAAAGGCACGTAAATTAGCAGACATCCTCTCTGGGGGTAGTACTCTTGAGGATGGTGTAGTCTCAGCATCTGAAGTTGTAGGACTTGGAACTGCAGCTACTACAGCGGCTACGGATTATGCTACAGCGGCGCAAGGTACACTAGCAGCAAGTGCATTGCAGCCTACTGGTGATGGCTCACAGCTTACTGGTATTTCTAGTAGTGTGGCTACCCTAACAGATGCTACAGTATCTACTACTGACCCTGCAGTAAATAGTAATCCTACGTCTGGTACAGGTCATGTCTGGATTAATAAAACATCTGGCGAGCAGTATGTACTGACTGACGCTACGGCGGATAATAACGTCTGGTATAACGTGGGCGATGGTGGCGGCGCAATTCAACCTGTGCAAGAGCATCTTATTGTTAGTCAAGCTAACGAAAGCAACACTAACGTAGACATTAGCGGAACGTATACAGTACCTGCTGGCCCCAATACTATTACTCTCTTTGGGGTCGCTGGCGGGGGGTCTTCGGCTTTTGGTAAAGACAATGACCACGGTTCTTCCGGTGGCGGCGGTGGTGCAGCAAACATATCGGGCTTCACTGCAAGCGTAACTTCTGGAGATGTAATCACCTATCAAATTGGTGCGGGTGGTAGCACTCCTAGTGATCCGGGCGGGGCTTTACCTAACCCACCAAGGTCGCTTTCTGGTGTTGCTGGTGGTGAGACTTGGGTAAAGAAAAACGGAGCTTACATTTTACGTCTTGGCGGGGGTGCTGGGCCTTCTTCTGGAACATCAGGCTCTGACCATTCAGCTTCAGCAGCTGGAGGGACAGTACTCACAGGAACAGGAGTTGCCGGAGGTGCTGGTGGCAGAGGTGCTATTAGAAACTCAAACGTGGCCGACACTGCTTCAAATGTAACCAATGCCCCAACTGGCGGCGGGGGCGGTGGGGCGCACGTTAGTCAGAAAGGCGGTGGTAACGGCGGGACAATTACTGTCAACGTATCGTCTGCAACTGTTGGTTCCAACACGATTTCTTTTGCTGGCTCTAGTGCTGGAACTGCGGGTACCGCTGCAAGCAGTGGAGATTCTCGACCTTCTACAAACACATTCCACGCTGTAGGTGGTTTCAATGTTGCCCAAGATAGCAACGCCGGGGCAGGTGGCGGTGCTGGCTCAGGTATAAAGCCAACAGTCAATGGCTCTGCTTTCAGCTTGTTTTATGGCGGCGGCGGAGGCGGAAACAGAGGCAACACTACCACCCAAACAACCGAAACTGTTGACGGAACAGCTAGAAATAGTGGCTCAGGTGGCGGTGGATTTCTCGTTGCAATAGTTACGAATGAATAGGAATAGATGATGAATCAAGAGAGTTGGCATCTATCTAAGTCAGTACCTATTACCTTTATTGTAGGTATTGCCTTACAGACAATGGCATTAGTATGGTATGTGTCAACTCTTGACGCTTCCGTTAAGAGTAATGCTCGTGACTTACTTCGTCAGGAGACACGTATCAATACACTAGAAAAGACTGTGCAATCACAGGCTGTATCACTAGGTCGTATTGATGAGAACATAAAAGCTATTCGTAATCTTGTAGAAGATATGGCAGAAAGAGCCAACAAGGAGAACGGCAGGTAATGGAAAACCTAAAGTTACCTATAGCTCTTGTCATGGCAATGGC